GGACGAAAGTGGGTGGATTGAACTTGAAGGTGGGCGACACGCTAAAGATTGGGGATACAAATGGATTGCGTTTACATTATCCGAAGGTAATAATGGACACCATTACGAATTGTTCGGTGTCCACTCTACATATGGTACAAACTATGTATACTTACCTGACGGGGCGTGTGATATACAAAGTAATCATAAGAAAACAGAAGGTGCGAGTGTAATAACAGGTCAAAAATCCGATTCGACTGCCCCTACATTATATAAGGGTCCGGAACATACGATACTTAAAGGTTACGATACGTGGAAAATATACTATATTCCAAGTTTACCTTTGGAAGGCAATACACCACCTGACGGTCCAAAGCTCAAAGGGGATTTTCAAACGTTTCAAGAACAAATGAATGAAGAACATTTCGGGGTTGAACAGTGTCGAGCACGCGCACGTGAGTTTGATGGAGCAAACGCGGTCGTTTATAGATCATATAGAAGTGATGATGATGGATGGACACATACATGTGGACCAGTTAAGTTTAAACACGACAAAATTAGTAATTTGTCAGGGAACATGAATTACGAAACCGGAAGCGGACGCCCCTCGCATCATGCAACTGCGTGTACTAATCCCTTAAAAAGTGCGCGAACGGCGTGTAAGACTGCGATCGATGTACCAGAAAGTGGTGGTACATTTAATGGAAAAGTTAGAAATGATTAATTAATAACGATTTAAAGAAAACCTAAGTGAAATAAAATTAATAATAATAGTAAAGTAAAAAAAATGTCAGATTCAATTGAAAATATTCTTATCGGTCTTGTTCGTGATTCGAACGACCACATTGATAAAATAAATAACAGCGTCCTTTCCAACAATAAGTTATTACAAACACTTGTTGAAAAGGTTACAAAAATCGAAGAAGAGAATAAACGTCTTCGTGAAAAGATGGATTCGGTTATCGAAACAAATACACGTCTTCGTGAAAAAATAGAAGTACCGGAACACCCAAAGAAAAAAACTAAAGTTCCTAAAGAACCTAAAATCGAGTGTTCGGAAATGACAGCAAAGGGTAATAAGTGTACAAAACCATGTATCCCCGGTGAAACGTGTTGTACATTACACATGAAAATGCGTGAAAGACGAGCATGTTTACCTGTACCTACGGAACCGAAGAAAAAACGTCCTATTCTAAAAAAGAAAAAGAAAGAGGTTCCCGTACATAATCACAAACCCGGTGAATTACCAACTGAAACGTGTGAATTATGTGAAACCCATGGTGATATATTTGATCCTGATATGCCTGATTCGGAATTTGAGGAATCTCAGGATGATGGTGATATATCTATAGAGGAAAAACTACGTAAAATGCTTGATGAAGAAGAGAATTAATTTTTAATATATGATGGGTAACGTACCATCGGTGCATAAGCACCTTGTGCGAATAATAATGCGGTAAGTCCACCAACGAATATAAGTGTAAATATCCAACCAAATAATGTTTTTCTTAGAATTTTGTAATTAACACCCTTTACACCTTCTAATAACCCAACACCAACAGTTGCACCTACTTGACAATGTGTTGTTGATAAGGGCCAACCAAGTCTACTTCCCATAATAATGACACACGCACTCCCCAATTCAATACACGCCCCACGACTTGGTGTAATTTTAGTGAGTTTTGTACCAAGTACATTCATGATTTTATACCCAAACGTTGCTAAACCAATGACTATACCAGATGCACCTAGAGAAAGTATCCAATACGCGTCGCTGCCTAGATCATTTTTCTTATCTGATAATTCACCCGATTTATATATGGCCCATATTGCTCCGAATGGTGCGATTGAATTCGCGACATCATTTGCACCGTGTGCGAATGCACCACAACACGCCGTTATGATTTGTAGATATCGCATAGATATTTCTGCGTTTTCATCAAATTTCTCGGCATTTTCATGTATATCCATTATGGTTTCATCTTTCTTTACAATTTCTTTAGGATCCATGTTTATAGCATTTTTAATGTAAGTGTAAATGCGTTCATGTAGTTTCATATCATCGTAATTTATTATGATTTCCTCTAATTTTTCGGAATCTTCTAATACATTATGGTTATTATTTTTAGATATTGCGCGTTCAGTTACCCTTTTCAAATGAGGCATGAATAGTAACGATAGTAAGGCTACACCTCCACCTATACCAAAAGCCCACGCGAAAGCAATTCCAATTGGTGTATTATCTAATTTTAAAAACTTTGCGCCTTTGTAAACGATAAAAAACGTATTGATACATATAGTCGTTCCTAATAAAAATGGAAATACCCATAAACTTCTCTGATAAGCGTTTTCCTTTCTAAGAACAGTTGTGCGTATAATGTAAAAAAAGCACGATGTAAATATAGAAGCTACGAATGGTGATATCAACCACGAAGCAATTATAGATGAAACACCCTTAATAAAAGGGAATCTACTTGTTGATTTATTCCATGTGACGCAATTCGCACCTCGTGATACCATCGTCATACCAATCATACCACCAACACAACTGTGTGTTGTACTTACAGGCATTTCCAGATGTGAAGCTAATATCAACCATACAGACATGGATGCGAGAACGCACATACACCCATACATGAGTATGGCCGGATCATCTTCGAAACACGAGTAATCGGCGATACCTTTTCTAATCGTGTCTGTGACATGACTTCCCATGAGAAGTGCTCCTGAGAATTCAAAAATACTAGCAAATAAAACAGCTTGTTTTATCGAAAGAGCGCCAGATCCTATTGAAGTTGCAAACGCATTCGCAACGTCATTTGCACCTATACCATATGCAGTTGTAAATGCGAAGAGACCACCGAGACCGACGATCCATTCATAAGCGTGAAGATCCATGAACCTTAATATTCAAAAATAAAATTATTTATGTATATTTCCTCACAATCCGTAATAAAAATGTATAGTAATAGTATAAAAATGAAAAAAAAGGTGCTCATTTTTTTGTGTGCACTTCTTCTTATTATTGGTGTTGTGTTAGTTATACATTTTACTCGTAAAAGTGAAACAGACGAAACAGACGAAACTGGGGGCCTTCCAACTGTTAAAGATACGGGTATAAAATTAGTTTTAAATCCAGGTGACACCGCTGATAAAGTTGAAGAATATAGTATATTGACAACAGAGTACGCGTTCGGTGAAACGACGGCTAAGAATATAGATATTAAACTTACATGGACGAACGGTCCAGCTTTTGCAACTGTTGGTTCGCTTATTTTTGTTCATAAAGCAAATGGACAAAAGGTTCGTGAAAATGTAATAACAACTGATAATACTGAATCAAATAAATCACAAGAGTTGATATTTAAGGGGGGAGAATTAACGAGTGAAGATGTTATTGGTGATAATACTATAGATATGTATTGGAATGAAGTAAATGAAAGTAACAATTTAACTACTCTCTTTTTCTCAATTACTAAAGAACATTTAGATACAACTTTAAATTTAGCTAATGCTAGTATTGTTGATATACCAGTAGAAATTTCGTCGGCTTCAACTTCTTCAGGTGATGTAATAGCTACACATACGAAATATCGTATACCTCCTTTTTTTACAGACCCTGTACATATCAGAAAAACTGATGCTAATGATAATAAAGGTTTTCACGCAATAAAAGATAATCAAAAACAGGTTATTGACGATGTTGATACATTTTATATAGTAAAAGCACTTGGTAAAGAATTCATATCAAAAGATGCATCTGGTAATCAAATATTACGAGGTGATACTAAAAAGTTTGCAAGTAAAAATGATATATTTGGTGATAATGATATTATGAATTCATCTGCTATCACGTTGGTTGTACATGAACAGCTAACACAGATTCCTCATCAAATCAATAGTGGTTTGGATGGTTCGTGTTGGTACGATGGTAAAACGGTCCACCAAGACATACCAGGGTGTGGTCGAATATGTTCAAGCGCTACTCATGTTGGGCGTAAAGATAAGAATTCATGGGGTTTATGGGGTGATAATCAAAATGATATTGATTGTCCAGCTGCCAAGTTAGACCAGGTATGGAAATTAACTGGAGGTTCGACGAATGGTAGACCAAATAGAGCACTTGCGGTTGGTGCACTCAGCTCACACCCGTTTGGGTGTAATACATTTCGTATAAAGAGTCGTTGGGGTTTTTATTTAAAGGATCAGCAGGGTGATGGAGCACTTCGTGCTGATAAAAGAATACTTGGTGGAGAAACTAAGGGATGGACAATTGAGGGAACATTCCCTAATAATTTAAGAATAAAGAGTCCAAAGGGGTATTATTTAAAGGATATGGGTTCAAGCGGCGGTGCTACTGTTCGCCTTGATTCAAGAATAATTGATGGAGAAACTACTGGATGGTATTTACCGCACACCCATAATTTGACTAATCTAAACATTAAATCCCCTAAAAATCGATATCTTTGCATGAACAGTAATGGTAATCTTTACTTCCATGGGGGCAATATACCCGATTCGAATGCATGGAAAATTGAATGCGATTGATAAGTCCTTCTCCAACCACCTAATTTCATAAACAATGGAGAACTCAGTGAAGAGGTGACCGCGAACGCTATAAAACTCTCATGATTTAGACATACATTGTGTATATGTCTAAATCATGTATAATATAATTGAATTAATGGTATGACTTTGCCTCGGTATGGCCGCGAACCTCTATAGTTTTGGTTAGGTTTAGTGTATTCATGGTATATTTGTTTTAAATACACGAAGTATGTCTAAAACAAATAGGAGACGGCTTAATCTCGTCGTTGGTTTGAAATAGATATACCATTTAATTACGAAAAATGTGTAAAATCCCAGGCCAATTAATTAATTATTACAAAAAATGCGTGAAATCCCGGTCTAATTAATTTCTTAGCTATATAATGAGAGTGAAAAATAGGGTATAGTTACTCCATAAACCCTATATAAATTAGGTGTCATTTAGACATACCTCCTCTATAGATTATTTAGGGCTATTTCTGGCCCTAAAATTAGCCCTATTTTTTGTCTTGATAAATCAAGACCAGCGATATGCGCTAGGTACGTAGTACAAAAAAATAGGGCTAATTTTAAACCAGAAATAGCCCTAAATAATGCCTATAG